CGCGGACTGAAAAGGAGATGACGGTGAAAAAAGCAGAAGTGAGCGCGACATGGGACATTTCCCTGAATTGCGAATGCCCGAAGTGTGGGGAGTTTGTCGATCTGCTGCGCGAGGACAATTTTTGGGACAACCACGAACGGCTGCAACCAATCGAGAACGGCACCGAACGGGCAAACAACCTTGAAGTGATTTGCCCGGAGTGCAGCCACGAATTCGAGGTGTGCTGTGAATACTGACAAGCCTTCTAACAAGAGTTGAACGCCCCTTGCAAGCTCTGTGATGAAAGATTGAGCACATGGCCTACCGAAGATCGAATTAATACAAAGAGAATCAAAGGCTTAGTATCTCGGCCGCCATTTACCAGCCAGATATCGGCGGCTGACCAGATCAGGCCACGCCCTTGACCTTCTCGAACGTCCTCAACCCGCCCAGGCCCAGCATGCCCAGAAGCAGCTCGTAGAGCATGCCGTCATTGCCCAGTTTGGGCGGGGTCAGGTTGGGCCACCAGATGGCAGCCGCCCACACCAGCAGTGGGTACAGCAGGTAGGTGTAGGCCAGCGCACCTCCGCAGATCCAGCCGATGGCGGGCCGCCAGCCGGCAACCAGCAGGCTGGGGTTGGCGGCCTCAGCCTGGTTCACGGCCAACTGCCCCTGCACGATGGCCACCGCGGCGGCCAGCTGGGCGCGCTCGGCCTCGGTCTTGTCGGGCCAGATATTGTTGATGACGGTGCCGGCCAGGTCGGCCACGGCGGTGATGGGATCGGCCGCCATCATGCCGCCCCTGGTGGCTTTCCACCATGCGTGAGCATGTACCAGCCGGTGTAGAGCGCTGCGCCTGCGGCCGCCAGGTAGCCGGCCCAGCGCACCAGGGTGCCGATGCCGCCCAGCACGTGCAGGCCCGCCCTGGCCGTGTCGAGGATCTCGCGCACCTCGGTGGTGGTTGTGCTGTTTTTGCTGAGCTCATGCTCAAGCCCACCCATGCGGCTGTCGCCGCGCTGCAGGCAGGTCTTGATGTCTTGCATCACGACGCTCAGCTCGGCCATCTGCTCGGCCAGCACGCGGTGGTGCACCTCCAGCACGCGCACGCGCTGCTCAGTCGTTGGCGGGTCGGTGGCCAGGTGGGTGACGTTGTCGGTGGGCATGGATTGGCTCATCGTTTGATCAACTCGGCGGTGATGTGAATATTCCACCAACTGACGGTTGCAATGCCCAGGCCGCCGAAAAGCCCAAATTCGCAACTGCTCCCACCAACTACTTCAAAAACGCCGCGCACGGTCTGACTCATCCTGGTCAGTGAAATTGGGGCGGCATTCCCATACACCGTGGCGCCGGACTGCGTACAAAACGGCTTTGAAACTGCGTTAGGCCCAAAATCCGTGCTGCCGCCCGTTTTTTGGGCGTCGTAGATGATGGTGACGATCAAGTGACCATCACTCTCGGGCACGATTGTTTGAGAAGTTACGGTTGACATGCTTTAGACGATGGTGGATTGAGTGACAGGCCCCCCAACGACAGCAAAGTCGTAGACGGTTGTGATGCTGCCAGCTGCAATGGCAGCTGTTCCGATTTGCAGCAACACCCAGGCGCCCCCGTTCCAGCGCTTGAGCTGGTTGCCGTTGGCACTGTCGAGCCACAGATCCCCCACGCCCTCAGCCGTGGGCGCGCTGCCGGCCACAAACGTGGTCACCTTGCCGTCTGCGGTGGCCTGTGCGGTGGCGGCGTTGCTCAGTGCGGTGCCAATGCGGGTATCTGCAGCCAGCGCCCAGGTGCCGCTGGCGTACACATACTGCCGGTTGCCGTCATCGGTATCGAACCACAGGTCGCCATCGTTGGCCGCGCCGGGGTTGCTGGCCTGGTAGTAGCTGGTGATTTTTCCATCGGCCAGCAGCTCGGCCGCCGCGGCGGCATCGAGGGCTGCCTGCACGCCGGCATCGCGCACATCCATCCAGGCGCCAGCTTCGCGCAGGTACTGGCGGTTGCTGGCGTCGGTGTCGATCCACAGATCGCCATCGATGGCGCCGCTGGGCGCGCTGGTTTGCCGCCAGATCGTCTTGCTGCGGGGGCCAGCCACCTGGTGGGCGGCGTGGTTGCTCCACGGCCCACGCACGCCCAGGCTGTTGATAGCACGCACGCGGAACAGGTAGCACACGCGGCTGCGCAGGCCGGGGATGGTGGTGCTGGTGGCATCACCCGGCACCGGGGGCGCGGCCGGCCAATCGGTGCTGGGCATGGCGAGCGCGGCCTCGGTGTACTGTACCTCGATGCTGCCGCTTTGGCGCACGGCCTCGCTGGCCACCGCCGTCCAGCTGACGGTGGTGCGGCTGATGATGCTGACATCCTGGGCCGTGCTGCTGCTGGTGGCCGACAGGCCCGTGATCTGCGCCACCGTCAGCGGGTTGGGCAGGCTGGTGTTGGGGCTCAGGTCGAGCGTTGCGAATGTGGTGTCGGGGGTGTAGATCGCCGCTGCCGTTTCGCGCAGCGTGAGGATCACGCCGCCGGTGGCGCTGAACTCCCAGCCCAGCACCTCCATCTCTTTGGCCGACCAGCCAAAGGTGGGCAGGGTGACGGCCACCACGTCGAAAAGCTCCAGCTGGTAGGCACGCAGGTTGCACGGCAGCGTGACGGTGAGGCCCTCACGCGCCTCGCGCATCAGCACGCCGCACACGTGCTGGGCATGCACCACACGGGTGACGCCGGCCAGCGGCACCTCGCGCACCAGCTCGCGCCCATCGGCGGTGACGTAGCTGGCCGCCCGCACCTCAGCCGCTGGGGCTGTGGCGTAGTTGTTGGCCGCATCGGCCAGGGTGGGCCGCATCACGTTGACCAGGTCGGCGGTGGCCGTGCCCACCACGGTGATCTCGGTGGCGTCGGTGATCCAGTCCTCGGTGATGGTGGTCACCGGCGCCCGGTACACACCGGCCCGCACCGTGAGCGCACCGCCAGCCCAGCCCCACTGGCCGGCCATGCTTTCGACAATCTCGCTCAGCGCTTCGTCGGGGTTGGCATCGAGCGGAATGGCGATGCCGCACTGGTACAGCGGCCGCACCTCGGTGAACCCGCTATCGGTCAGGAATGAGGTGCTCACGTCGCAGGCATTGGCCGCAGCGGTGAATGCGGCGGCATTGATCTCGCTGCTGGAGCACCCGCCCCCGTTGGCGTATAGCGACCAGTCGCGGGCGATCAGCGCGGGGTTTTCGCTCCAGGCGGTGGTGCCTGTGCGGGGGTCGTTGACCTTGGCCCCACGCATCACCGCACTGAAGCGCGGCACACCCAAGGGGTAGGCGTCGGTGTTGTATTCCATGGTGACCACCAGGCAGGCGATGCCGTCGAAGTGGTCGGTTGTCTGCACCTGGCTGCCGACCAGGGGCTCCAGCGCGGTGTAGAGGTTCTGGCCCGGCGCGCCGGTGTAGGCCCGCACACGCAGGTAGCTGTCTGATTGCGTGACCTGGTAGCTGATGTACGCCGTGGTGCTGAAGGCTGGCCCGCCGCTGAGCGTGACCACGCTGCCCACCACCGACACGGTGAACAGGCCGGCATCCGCGCTATCACCGCCCAGGCCATTGGTCCAGCTGGCCGACACCGACCCAGCAATGGGCGTAGCCGCCAGGGTGAACGTGCCCGCCGTGGTGATGGTGGTGGTTTCCTGCCGGCTGTCGCCCGCCGTCTTGAGGTAGGGCGCCGTCTGGGCGTAGCCGCTGCCATCGAGCGTGAGGGCCACGTCGTTGGCGTAGACGGTCTCGATGGCATCCACCTCGTGCCCGGCCAGCGCGATCACCAGGGTGTAGAACTCGCTGTGCGTGCCGTGCGTGCCCTTGAAAAGCACACCGTCGACATTGCGCACGCGCCCATACACCCGGCTGCGGGCGGCCTGGGCGGTTTCGGTCATCACCAGCCGATCCTCCAGGCTGGCATTGAAGCGGTCACGGGCGGCGCTGGCCGCTTTGCGCTTCTGGTAGCCGCCATAGGCCGACGATGCAGCGAACAGCGCCACACTGTTGATCACCGCGGCGTTGGCTGTCAGGGCGGCGGCCACGTCGAAGGCTGCGAAGCTGCCCTCGGCGAACGCAAAATCAAACAAGGCGGCAGCGACGGTCTCAGCCATGCGGCACCCCCTTGATGGGCTTGGTGCACCGCCATGCGCGCTGCACATCGGCGGCTGGCACCACCACCAGGCCGCAGGTGCCCGGCGCCATGAACTGCTGGCCCAAGCACACCGACAGGGATGGGCGGCCCATCATCGACACCAGGCCGACGTCGCCCGGCTGTGCCAGATCCGCGCGGATGACAGGACCCAGCCGGTCACAGGCCAAGCCGGTGATGCCGCCATGGGCCTGCAGCGCGCGGGCGGCGCCCAGCTCGCTGGTGTAGCTGGTGCGCAGATCGGCGGCAGGGTCCTGGCCGGTGACCGCAAAGACCGCATCAGCGGCGAACAGGCAGCAATCGTTGCTGCCCCACTTGAACGGCGCGGCCAGGCGGGCCGACACCAGCGCGGCCAGCTGCAGCATCCAGTCGTGCCGGCGGGCGGGGCCGGCGCAGGCCGGCAGGGTTTTGGCGGGCGCGGCAGTCATTGGCGTAAGAAACTGGCCGCAGGCCAGATGTCCTGGTGCTGGCTTTGGCTGAGCACGTAGCGCAGGCTGGTGTCGCCCGGGTAGAGAACCTGCTGGTCGTTGTCGGTGTAGCGCAGGGGCTTTGGCATGCGGTATGTGGCACCACGGTGCAAGGCCGTCACGCCGATGGTGCTGGTGGTTGCGCCGCGGGTGATGGGCATCTGGTCAAGTGTTCCGGCCCACACCGTGGGGCGGTCAAGCACGGCGTGCGTGGCGGGGTCGAGCACGGCCAACTTGACGGTGACTGCCCTACCCCGCGCATCCTCTTGCATGGCCAGCGCCAGGTTGTCGCTGGGCACGCCGCTGAGGGTGAAGCGCAGGCCCTGGCTATCGCCCGGCGTGTCACGCACCGCCTCGATGCCGCCCAGGCTGCCGGCGCCGATGTACAGCGTAGGGCCGGCCTGGATGCTGACCGCACTGCTGGCCAGGCTGACCGCTGGCGAAAATGCCATGTCGACCAGCAGCGCCATGGGCACCACATTGCCCGACAGCACGGCCAGCGCGGGGGCTGAGATGGTGGTGCGCATCAGTACACCTCGACCAGATCGAGCGCGGCGCCCTGGGTGAACCCCGGTACCTGCATGGTGCCGCCCACCATGGCCGGCATGATGAACTGTGCGGTTGGCCGATACCAAGTGACCGCCGTGCCGCCGGCGATGGCGCCGCGCACGCGGTTGACCAGCGGCACCGTCATGGCGCCCACGTCGTTGGCGGTGCAGTCGCTGGCCACCTGCAGCAGGTGGCCACTGCAGCCGATCATGTCGCCGGCCAGCAGCGTGGCGGGGCCGGCAAAGGCAGTGGCAACCGCACCCGCCTGAAACTGAGCGTTGTCAATTTCAATTCTGGGGATGCTTCCTGTGTTGGCCTGCATCCAAACATAAACCATGGCCTTCACAGCGCCGGGCGGCGCCGTGGCGCTTAAATCTAACCTGGTCCAAACTGTTGGCGCGGCCACCGTCAAACTGGCGTTGGCCACAAATGCATCGGACGAATCAAGCCAGTCCCAATACAAGCGAACCTGCAGCGCAGTGATGTTGCATTTGACATCGACCGACAACGTGTACGCCGCTCCAGCGGTTACCGGAACCGGCAGTATTTGCCGCACCCCAAAAAGATCGCTGGTGCCTGAACCCAGGGCGCTGGCAGTGATCCGTTGCGCCAGAGGGCTGCCATTGCCAGGCACCAAACCATCAGCCGCCGCCGTGTAACTTCCATTGCCATATGCCTGCCAACCAAACGCCACCAAACTGCCGCTTGGCCCCATTTCAAAACCGCCCCCAATAAGCAGGTTGGCATTGGTGCAGCCGGCCAGCGTCAGCGTGGCATCACCCCGCGCCGCACCGGCACCCAGCGTGGGCGCACCGCGCAGCGTGCCGGCGGGCTGGCCGCCGCTGCCGTGGTGCCACAGGTTCACGCGGTTGACGCCGCCGGCCAGGTTGTTGAGCAGCGCCGCCACCGCGCCGGCAGATCGGGTAGGCGGCAGGCTGATGCTGGCCTGCCAACGCTCGGCCACGTAGTCAACGGCCTGGGTGGTGCCGTTGAAGGGGCTGACAAACTGCGTGCCCGCCTTTTGCAGCTGCCATTGCACGGCAGCGGGGGTGATGGCGCTGGGCCAGTCGGTGGTGCTCATGGGGTGCTCGGGCTAGTTGGCTTCAGGCCAGCACGCGCTGGCCGCGCAGCTCGGCCCGCATGGTCTGCAGGGCCTTTTGCATGCCCCACTGCACGGCGGCATTGACCTCGCCCCGCGTGACGCCTGCGCTGATGTTGTTGTGCACGTTGACCACCGGGGCCGGCGCTGGTGCGCCCAGGTTGACCTGGCTGTTGGGCGTGACGGTGCCGCCCCGCCCGCCGGTCATCAGCCAGTCTTGCCCGCCGGTGGTGAACACTTCAAACCCGCGCTCGTTGACGCGCTGCAGGCTCATGGCGCTCACGCTGCCGCCGTTGGCCTTGGGCGCCCCAAAGCCGATGGCGCCCAGCACGCTGCCAAAGATGCCGCCGATGTTGCCGCTCTTGGCAAAGTCGCCCAGCAGCGTTTGCCCCAGCTGGGCCGCGCCGGCCTGGGCGATCATCTTGATGATCATGTTGCCCCACAGCTGGCCGATGCTGTCAAAGTTGCCGCGCAGCGTGGCCTCCAGCGTGTCGCCCAGGGCGTCTTGCGCATTGCGGGCGAACTGCTCGAGCATCTTGTCCATCGTGTCGGTGGTCTCTTTGGTCTGGGTTTCCAGGCCAGCGATGCCCTTGACGATGCGGTCAAGCTCTTCGGGGCTGAAGATCTCTCCGGCAGACAGGCGCGCTTCGAGGCGGAACGTCTGCGCCTGCTTCAGGGCGTCGGCGGTGCGCCCGCTGAACTTGTCGAGTGAATCGTCTAGCGCGCGGCGAGCTTGGGCCTGGGCTTCGAGCGCGGCGGTGACGCCCTTCTCGATCTCGGCTTGGTCTTTCGTCAGCTGGATGCGCTTGGCCAGACCCAGCACCAGCTCGCGCACCTGCTCGTTTTGGCCCAGCGTGCCCAGGCTTTGCAGCTTGAGCAGCGCCTCCTGCTCGCCGGTCAGGTCCTCGACCTTGGTGGCCTCTTTTTCCAGCTGCTCAACGTAGGACTTGAGCGCCTTCTCGGCTTCGCCAAACTCGCGGGCAGTCGGCAACTCAGACTTGCCAGGGATCTTCAGCTTTGGCTTGGTCTTGCCAGGGTCGACCGCTTCTCCAGGCTTGGTGTCCAGCCCGGCCAGCGTGCGGTAGTAGGCGGCCACCTTCTCCAGTTCTTTGCGCTCTTTCTGCAGGGCTTCCAGGCGGATGTTTGCCAGCCCCTTGTCGGGGCTGTTGGTGGCCTTGAAAATCTTGTCGTCCACCTCGGCCAGCAGGCGGTTGTATTCGGTCAGGCCCTTGACCGGATCGTCGAAGTTGAGCTTTTGCGAGATGCCGGCACCCAGCACGCCCGCAAAGCCGCCAAACACGGCACTGGCCGTCTGGTAGCGGCGCACCAGCTCGCCCAGCACGCTGCCCACTTCTTTGGACAGGGCGCGGCCGGCATCCTCGGCCGCCACCTTCATGGCGAACAGCTGCTTGTTGTACTTCTCAGCCGCGGCGGCCTGCTCTTCCGTCACCGTGGCATTGAGCTGCCCGGCCTCGGCCAGATCCTTGAGGAACGGCGCCGCCTCGCGGGTGCTCTTGCCGAACAGCTCCATGATGCCGCGGGCCTTGTCGCCGTTGTCGGCAAACCCGGCCAGGGCAATGGCGGTTTTCTGCAGCGCGGTGCTGGGGTCTTGTTCCTTGAGATCCTTGACCGACAGCCCCAGCGCCGCAAATGTGCGCGCCGCGTCGCTGTTGGGGTCGCTGGCCTGGTTTAGCGCCTGGTTGAACTTGACCAGGATGCTCGAAACCTGATCGAGCGTGCCGCCGTTGAGCTTTGCCACGCGCTCCAGGCCGCTGAGGCCCTCGATGCTGGCGCCGGTGGCGTCGGCCACGTCGTTGAGCGCATCCCTGGCATCAATGGCGTGCTTGACAAAAGCCACCAGGCCGGCGGCGCCGGCCACCGCGCCGAATGCAGGGTTGATCAGCCCGGCCGCACCGGCAAAGCCCTTGGCCGTTTCACCCGCCTGGGCCATCTGCTTCTGCACCTGGCCGATGACGCGGCTGGCGCGGTCTTCGGCGGTGAGGACAATCCTGGCGTTTGTGGTGGTGGCCATCTCAGTGCGCTGCCCGTTGTTGCTGCTCTCGTTTGTGCATGGCCGTGCGGATGGTGCGCATCAGCTCGATGTGGTGGTGCCAGTCAGGCACCGGGTTGAGCGCCTCAAAAACCGCCCACCTCTCGGGCGCCCAGCCCTCACAGAACCCCCAGCATTCAAGCGCCAGCTCGGCCGCGGGCCGCAGGGGCGGCGGGGCGCCGTACAGATCACCGAGGCCGGCGTCCTGAAGTGCGCGCATGTCCTCACGGCCGGCGTGGTACTGGACATGCGCGGCTAGTTTTTTCGGTCGGCCTCCAGCGCGGCAGCACGCTGGGCCATGCGCTCGGCCAACACATCGGCCAGGGCCTGCGCATCGGCAGGGCGGGCATCGAGCACAGTGGCCACGGCGCCGGCCTCATAGGGCAGCGGGGCGTCGGCATCACTGCCATCAGCCGGCAGCACATGGCGCACGCGCAGGCCCTGCCAGCCGATGATGGCCTGCTCAAGCACTGAGCGCATCAGCACCAGATAGGCCGCGCCGGTGGCCTGGCCCACCACGCCGGTGCGGTGGGCGGCCAGCAGCACCTCGTGCCCGGTGGGCAGGCGCAGGCGGTACTCCACATCGCCCAGGGTGTGGGCCACTTCGCGGGCCGCCAGGGCGCGCTGCTGAAGGGTTGCCAGATCCATGCGCCGTCCGATCAGGTCGCGTAGCGGGTGGGCTCAGCCGACATGCTGATGCTGATCTCGCCGCGCAGGGTGCTGTCGCTCACCGTGGGCGTTTTGCGCAGCGACCAGTAGCCGTTGGCCAGCAGCCGGCTGTTGTTGGGGAACACGATGCGCAGGCCCGTGACGGTGCTGGCATCGCTGGCGCTTTGCACGGTGGCGTACCAGCTGAGGCTGGGGTCGTCGAACAGGGGCAGCGTGATGTCGATGGGGTCGCGCACCGTGGGGATGCGCTTTTGCGTGCGGTCGGCCAGCGTGGTCACGTCGGCATACTGCTGGCCGCCACCGGTCACCGCAAAATCGGCGGTGATCTGGGTGATCTGCGTCCAGGCGGTGATTTCGCGCACGCTGCCCGTGCCGGTGCCGGGGGGGTAGTTGGTGGGGCTGCTGGTGTCGATGCCTTCGAGCGTGACATCGTTTGTGGCCACGGCCGACACACGCACCAGGCGGCCATTGAGGCGGTCCCAGCCCGAGGTGAGCTCGATGATGTCGCCCACGATGACGCCGTGCGCCGCCGACAGCGTGGCCACCGCCGGGTTGTCGTTGGTGATGGCCGACATGGTGGCGGCAGTGCCGTAGGTGCTGGCAATGGCAAAACTGGTGCCGACTGCTGAGGTGATGGACATGGTGCGGGCTCCTAGCTGAGCAGGGTCTCGGGTGAGGCGGGGTTGGTGAAGTACGTGGCCTGCAGGCGCAGCGTGATGGCGCCCACCGCGGCCTCGCCTTGTTGGGTGATGGCCCGGCTGATGCCGGTGGTGGTCAGGTCATACGGCACGGGGGCCGTAAACAGCAGCGGCAAGCCGCCAGCGGCCAGGGCGTGCAGGGTGTCGTCCAGATCGGCAGTGACACGGGCAAAGGCCACCGCCTCGATCTCAAGCGTGTGGCGGTGCGCGCCGCTCAGGTCGGCCCGCTCGATCAGCTCATCGGCAGCAGTGATGCGCCAGGCCGGCAGGCTGGCCTCATCCAGCGGCCAGGCGCGGCTGGCGTACACGCGGCCACCCGTGGCGGCCAGCGGCACCAGCCGGGCGGCCAGGGCGTCGATCACTTGGGCTGCCGCCAGTGCCATGGCTACACCCGCGCCAGCACCAGGCGCAGCAGGGCGCCATCGGGCGGCTGCTTGAGCACCTGGCGCACGGTGTAGGTGGTGCCAGCGGCCACCAGGGCCTGGCCAGCAGCGGCAGCAGGCGCATCGGCCGCCACCACCATGGCCACAGGCTGCACGGTAAGCACGTCATCCACCACCACCTCGGCCGACACGTCAACAATGGCCGTGATGGCGCTGCCGGCCAACGTGGCAGCGGCACCAAACACGGACAGGTAAACGGCGGGGTCGTCGATGGGCATGACGGTGCAGCCGATCAGGCCGAGTTGCCCGGCCCAGGCCGGCGCGGGGTGCGCTTGGGCGGCAGCGGGTCGGCCACCGGATCAACGGGGTCGGCAGAGCCGGCCATCAGGTCAGACGCCACGGCCACCACGGGCATCACCTTGCCGGCGTTGGCCAGCTCGGCGGCCAGCGGCCACGGCAGATCGACAGTGGCGCCCACCTCCACGCGCTGGCCGGCCAGGTAGAACGGCCGCTGCACGGTGTAGGCGCTGGTGAGCTGGATGGGCATGGTGGTGGCGCTGTTGGGTGGTGCGGGTTGAGGCACCGCGCCAGCCACCAGGGCCGGCGCGGCTTGCACGCTCATCAAGTGATGGACGTGGCGCGGCTGAAGGCAGCCGCCTGGCGGATGCCGATGTCCACCGACTGCATCGCACGGATGCCGGTAATGCCGGCAGCAAACGAGGCGTAGGGGTTGAGCGCGATCTCGAACATGCCCCACTCGCCGATGACCACCTGGCTGAAATCGCCAAACACCATCGACGCGGCCGTCACCTGGGTGGTGGTGGTGGCCAGGAAGCCGCCCATCTCGCCTTCCAGGATCGAACCCTTCCACAGCGGGGTATCGGTGCTGGTGAAGCGCTGGCGCTGGGACAGCAGGCCAGCCACGGCGGGCGTGGTGAGGTACGCACTGTTGGCGGCCAGGGCATTTCCGGCGGCCACGTCGGTCTGGAACTCCACGATGCCGGCATACGCCAGCGACGTGCCCGTGACCGAACCGATACCACCGGTGGCCGAGATGCCGGTGGGCTGGCCGCTGGCGCCGGTGCCTTCCAGGGCAGCCAGGTCGATGGCCAGGGCGATGACCTTTGCAAAGTCGTTCATCACCAGCATGTCAGCCGAGGGGGTGCTTTGCAGCATCAGCAGGCGCGACACTTCGGTGTAGGCGCCCACGGTCTTGGGCGTCAGGGCCAGCTGGCCGATGGTCTGGTTGCTCTCGGTGATGGCGGTGGCCTCGTTGGCCAGCCAGTAGCCGGTGGCGGCGCCCGTCAGCTTGGGGATGGCCACGTTGCCCACCAGGCCCGGCAGCATGGTGGCGCCCAGGCGGGCCACCACGGCGCGGGCGCGCAGCAGGTCGATGAAGTTTTGCGGCTGCAGGTTGGTGGCCACCAGGTTGCCGCCGGCGGTGGGGGTGCCCACCGTCAGGTCACGCTGCAGGATGTCCATCGGCACGTACACGCCGCCGTTGACCGCCTCGGGGATGCCTGCGCGCTTGCAAATGGCGTCAGAGCACTCCTTCTCAAAGCCGGCGCCGCGCCAGTCGCGGTCGGCCAGGGCGCGGATGGCGCGCATGACGCTGAAGCGCTTCTGGTCGCCCTTGCTCAGGTCGAGGTTGGTGACCTGGGTGGTCTGGGCCGACGTGATGGCGTTGGCCATCAGGTTGCGGAAGGCCTGCACGTCGGTGCCGTTGTCGATGGCCTCGGCGGCCTTCTTGATGCCGTCGAAGCGGCTGAACTGCTCGCCGATGGCGCGCAGCTCGGCGGCGCGCTTGCGCTCGGCCTGGGTGGCGGCGGCCACTTCGGCCGACAGGTTGAGGGCCGGCGCAGCGGGGGCTGCGGGCTGCTCGATGGTGGCTTGGGTCATGGTGCGGTTCTCCGATGGGGAGGGAGTGATCGGGGCGGCCGGTGCGGCCAGGGGGGCGGCGCTGACAGGGGCGGGCAGGCGGGGGTCGTCGTCAGCGTTGCGGCCCACGCCTACCGAGGCGTCGGCCGGCACGCTGACCAGCGAGACCTCGTAGGGCTCCCAGTCGGTGACGCGGTAGGTGTCGGCGCTGCTGTCGCCGGTGTTGGGGTCGCCCTCCACCTTGACCAGTTCGGCCTCATGAATGAGGTAGCCCACGCTGACGTTGCGGCGGATGCCATCCACCACGTCTGCGAAAACCTCCTCGGCGTCCGCGCTTTTGCCAAAGCGCACGACGGCCCGACATACCCTGTCGGCGCCGATGGAAACGGACTCGACCACGCCGATCTGCTCATCGGTATTGTGGTTCCACAGCAGCGGGGCACCGCTCAACAGGCGCGATAGGCGCACGGCCTTGGCGCTGCAGTCCAGCACCTCGATGCCCCACCAGCGCTGGTAGGGCGTCTCACTGGCAAAGCTGAGCTCGACGGTGCGGGCGGCGGCGTCCACCGCGGCG